AGTACCTGTCCCGTCCTAATCGATCTGTTTTCCAAAGAATAAGATAATTAGGTTTAAGTGTTTTTAATTCCGCCAGCATGCTTTGATATCCTGGTCGTTCCTCAGTGGTTCCGGAAATACCCCTGTCAGCCGCTGTCAAGTAAGGACTAAAGAATTTTGAGATTTGTTTACAATTCAGAGGGTCAAGAAGCTGCATCCACCGTTTCAAGGCAGTTCAGCAGCTCCTCCAGTTCGTCACGCAGGGCAAGCTCAATTTCAATGCCGCCGTCCTTGTAAACCGTCACTCGCTTTACCACATCGTTTGCAATCTCAGCGTTGAGTGTCTCAAGCTCGGTGTATTCCTTGTATTTTTCAATAAAGGCTCCGCCTTGCTCGGTGGTGGTCTGCGAGGACTTTTCCAGACGCTCCATCTTTTCGGCAAGCTCTTGCATCTGCGATTGGTTGCTTGCCTTTTGAGATAAGTAGGTCTCTTTGTCGATGGTGCCGTCAACCAGCTTTTCGTATAAATCCTGGAGGGATTTTTCAAACTGATTTCTTCGGCTCTGTAATACCGCAAGCTCACGACGGGCTTGCTTTTTTTCTGCCTGTATGCGCTCTTTCTGCAATAACAGAAGGCGCTCCAGGCTGACCGCATAGGCTGCATAGGTGCGAATTAAGGTCACAACCATTTCGTGAATATCCGCTTGCAGAATACCCTGGGAGGTACAATCAAAACCCATTTCCAAGTGTGATGTGCGACAATGGTATTTTGCGTTTTTTGTGTTTGAAAGCGACATTGCAAAACCGCAGGTTCCGCATATCACTTTACGGCGAAGGGGATTCCTTTGAGATGTACTCGGAATAAATTCCTTGTACTCTTTCATACGGCTTGCCACCTGCTCAAACAGTTCCCTGGAGACGATACCCTCGTGGGTCTCGTCAACCACAATCCAGTCGGATTTGCTTTTTCTTACTGTATGCCAGTTGCCAACCATATCACGCTCACGCTTGCCATAGACACATTTACCGATATAGCGTTCATCACGGAGGATTTTGAAGATGTTGCCTTGCGTCCAGAAATTTTCCTCGTGGATGCTTGGCCAACGGTCACGGGAGCATCCCGCAGCCCGTTTGTACAGCATCGGCGTGGGAATCCCCTCACGATTGAGCATAGCCGCAATCTCCGTGGGTTTTACTCCGTCTGCCGTTAAGGTGAATATCTTCCTCACAATGTCTGCCGCTTCATCATCAATGATAAGGCGGTTTTTATCGTCGGGGTCTTTCACATATCCATACGGAGCGAAAGGGCTGAGAAACAATCCTTTTTCTGCTCGCATACGCTTGGCATTTTTGACTTTGGTGGAAAGCTCTCGGCTGTACAGGTCATAAATCAGCGTTTTGAAAGAGGTATCAAGGCTGTCGATGTCCTGCGGTCTGGAGCTGTCAAAACCGTCATTGACGGCGATGAAGCGAACGCCCAGGAACGGAAACACACGGCTGATGTAGTTACCGACCACGAGATAATCACGCCCGAAACGGGAAAGGTCTTTGACTACGATGCAATGGATTTGTCCCTGCTTGACCTGCTCCATCATTCGGAGAAAATCCGGTCTTTCAAAGTTCTTGCCACTCCAACCGTCGTCACAAAACTCGGAGATTTCCCAACCGCTGAACTCCGGTCGGCTGCTGATAAAGTTCTGCAGCAGACCTCGCTGATTGGATATACTTTCGGATTCGGCTTTGCCGGTATTCTTTAGGTCGCCGTCCTCGCTGGACAAGCGAAGATACATTGCTACTCTCACACAGCAGCCCTCCCTTCGATAAATTTCAGCAGTGCCATATATTCATCCCGATAACGCAGGCGAATATCAATGTTTCTGTCTGCATCCACATAGATGCGTTCTACAAGTGCGTTTGCCATTTCTTTTGTCAGCGTGTCCGTTCCCATAAAAGAACGGAACTCTGTAATAAATGGATTCTCAGCAGTATAGACCTTGCTTTCACGCTGTTCCTGCTCCAAAGCGGCGATAAGCTGTTCTGCTTTCTCTGCTTCGGCCTTGTACCTCGTTTTGAGAGTCACATATTCCTGCTCGGTCATAAGCTGTTCCACATAGTTCTGATACAGGCTGTCGTACAGAGATTGACTGCGCTTCAGAGTGCGCCTTGCCGCTTCTATTCTGGACGCTGCATCGGAACGCTGGCGGCGATATTCCGGTTCTACGTTCAAACGCTTAATGACTTCCTCCAAATCGGCGGCAATCTGTATCTGCGATTGAATAGCCGTAAACAGTACCTCGTTCAGTTCATCCTCTCGGATACTCACAAAGGAGCAGCGGTTCGGGTCGTCTGCATGACCTGGGCAGATGAAGGTGTACCACAGCTTTTTGCCGTGGCTCACATTCTTGTATCGCACCATCGGTCTTTGGCAGTTCGGACACCACACAAGCCCCTGCAGGATGTTCTCGCTGTGCTCCAAATGAGAGAATTTACCGAGGCGTTCGTTATACTCGCTCTTTCGTTGACTGGCGATTTGCTGTACCTTTTCAAAGGTTTCTTCATCAATAATCGGTTCGTGGGTATGACGGACAACAATCCAGTTGGCTTCGTCCACATAGGTCTGTCGCTTTCCCTCGTAGAAGGATTGCTTTTTTCGCCCTTGAACCATGTGACCTATGTAAACGGGATGCGCCAAAATGCTTTTGATGATCTGCGTATGCCACAGCACACCCCTGTATTTCTCCGTCTTAACTTCGCCTGTTTCATAGAGATAAGCAGATGGAGAAAGAATACCGGCATCGTTGAGTCTGCGTCCGATCTGTACTACGCTGATACCCTCGGAACGCCACTTGAATATCTGGCGGACGGTGGGAGCCGTTTCCTCATTGATAACAAGGTGGTGCTTATCTTCGGGGTCTTTGCGATACCCATAGGGTGCCCAAGCTCCGATGAACTCGCCACGCTGCTGTTTAACATGAAGCGCAGAAGCGGATTTCTTGGAGATGTCCTTGCTGTAAACCTCGTTGATGAGATTTTTCAAAGGCACGATATATCCATCCTGGGTTCTCTCTGCGATCAGCGTATCGAAGTTATCGTTGACAGCGATAAAGCGAACGCCAAGGAATGGGAAGATACGCTCCAGATAGTTTCCGGTCTCCTTATAGTTACGACCAAAACGGGAAAGGTCTTTGACTACAATGCAGTTTACACGGCCTTTTCTGACTTCCTCCATCATCTTTTCAAACTGAGGACGGTCGAAGTCCGTTCCTGTTCGCCCGTTGTCACAAAACAGGGCTACAAGCTCCATATCGGTCTTGTTCTCAATGAAAGAAGTCAACAGAGCCTTTTGTCCTTCAATGGTATCTGCACCGGGCTTGCCGCTGTCCTCTACGGATAAGCGAACATAAGCGGCTGTCTTGTATATTTTCCTCGCAGGAGCAGAGCTTTCCACTTCCTGCACAAGAGGGTTTATCTTTCGTTGTGTTCTTGCCATTTATACTACCTCCCGCAACTTGCTACTGCGCAGAATGTCAAGCTGCCAAGCAAATTCATCCTGCCAGCGATAGATGATTTCCACCACATCGTTGGAATGAATCAGTATTTTGTCTATCAGTGCAACCACAACGGCACGGTCGAGGGTTGTAAGCCCCTGCCGTTTGATGAACTCATTCATCCAGGCATTTTCCGTTCCGTGGTTATGAATATCTTCAAGCTGTTCTCTGAGAGCGTCCATCTGCTTTTCCGCTTCATCGGCACGAGCCGTAAAGCTGGCTTTCAGCCGGGTGTATTCCTCACGGTCAATGATACCATCTGCAAGACTTTCATAAAGGGACATCAGCAGCTTTTGGAGCTTCTCATATTCTTCATGCTTCTTGTCGAGCTGTCGCTGCACCTTTTGCGCCTGTGCGGTTCTAAGCGGTGCTGTGTCGGTGATGGCGAGCAGTTCGCTCATATCCACAACCTCACTGATATACTGCTTTAAGCTGTCGAGCACGATTTCCTCCAAGGCGTTATCTCTGATGCGATGGGGAGAACAGCTTTTGTCCTGCTTGTGGGCGGAGCAGATGTAATACACATATTTCTTATCGCCTGCTGGGACGGTCTTACGAACCATACTGGCACCGCAATCGCCGCAGAAAATCATTCCGCTGAACAGACCGACCGCTTTGCCGCCGGGACTGCGGCGGGTATCGCATTTGAGGACCTTTTGAACGTTGTCAAAGCCGATTTTGGAAATGATTGCTTCGTGGCTGTCCTCTATGACAGACCATTCGCTTTCATCCTTGGTAACACGCTTGTGTACCTTATAGCTCGGCGTGGTCTCCTTGCCCTGGATAAGAACTCCGGTATAGATAGGGTTCTTCAGAACACGAATGACCGTGCCTGCCGACCACAATGCTTTAGAGTTGGTCTTAAAGGAAGTAGTGAACTTCATTCCAAGGGAGCGTTTGTATTCCATCGGTGAAAGGACGCCCAGTTTGTTCAGAGCGTCGGCTATATCCTGGGGGCTTACGCCCTCCAATTTCCATTTGAAAATATCACGGACAATATCGGCGGCATACTGGTCAACCACCAACTTGTTCTTATTCTGCTCGTCTTTCAGATAACCGAAAGCGGCGAACGAGCCGAGGAACTGTCCGTTCTTACGCTTGATTTCAAGCTGAGAACGAATCTTTACAGAAATATCTCGGCAATAGGCTTCGTTTATGAGGTTTTTGAACGGAATAATCAAATCGTCGGAGGCTTTCTTGTCTCCGAGGCTGTCGTAATTGTCGTTGACGGCAATGAAGCGAACACCGAGGAACGGGAAAATCTTTTCGATATATTCACCGGCATCCAGATAATTACGTCCAAAACGAGAGAGGTCTTTTACAATGATACAGTCCGTTCGTCCTGCTTTCACGTCCTCAATCATCTTCTGGAAACTCGGTCTTTCAAAGGTCGAACCCGAAAAACCGTCGTCAACTCTTACCGCATACTCTCGAAATTCGGGTCTCTGCGATATGTAATCACGGAGCAGCTCACGCTGCCCGGTGATGCTGTTGGATTCCTCCTTATCGCCATCGTCACGGGACAGACGGAGATAAAGGGTGGCGTTCCAAATCTTGTTCTGCGTGTTCTGCATAATGGCACACTCCTTTTCTCAGTAATGAGCAAAACTACCGAGCCGGAGCGTCGCTTTAGTCCTGCTTCTATTTTACGTTTTCTGTCCCATTCTGTCGAGGATGTCAGCACTTGGAGCGAATGTACCCGGCAAGGCGTTCCTCCAAGGATACTTCCGTATCCGAGAAACCAACCTTTACGACATATTTGCCGTGCTTGTAGCAGTAGGGATTTCCAATCTGGCGGATAAAATCAATGGCACGTTCCCGTTTGGGAAGTGCCGTGTTGACCTTCACATCCCGGATGTCCACCAGCTCATCACGGTCAACTGTGTTGAGGTCGATATTTTTCATATTTATAATAGATGAAGATTGCATACAGCCCTCCTTTACGGTCTCGTTCACAACTATGTGAAAAATCAAGCCAAAATGCGTGTAATATCGGGCCGCTCCAAACCGAGACTGATGCTTACCGCTTTGTTGATGCCCTGCATCTGAACCTCCGGTACTTTGCCGAGGTATTTCTTTACACGCACCTTGTCGATGGTGATAAGCTGTTCTGCAAGAACCACCGAGGGGCTGCTGAGATTTTCAATTCCCTCAATGAGAGAATGGGTCGGCTGCTTGGATTTCTTCCAGTAACGGGAAGATATGGGAGCTACAATAAGGGTCGGTGCATAGTGATTGCCCACGTTATTTTGAAGCAACAGCACCGGACGGCAACCACCTTGTTCGGAGCCGATGTTTTTGCCGAGGTCAACGAGGTAAATATCACCACGGCGGTAAATCCAGTTTTCTTTCATAGGCTAAGTTCCTTTCTACATTCCAAAAATGGATATGTAAAAGCGACCGCAATCAGCTTGCAGTCGCCACGGGGGGGATATATTAGAATTTCATCGGGAGTTCGTTCTTGCCGGCGTTTTCGTTGTAAATGCAGAGCAGCGGAAACAGATACTTTTTGTAGCCCGTCAGATTTACGCCAACAGCTCGTCCGTCTCTGTAGATTTTCAAGGGGTCAGTAGCTTGGAGCTGAGTCACGAGCCTTTGGGGGCAATACTCGTCGTGGTAGCGGTCAACGAAGTAAGTGATAGCGATGATATTTTCCGTTCGGAAGGAATCGGGGTTGCCGTTCCACGCCGCTTTCAAAATCTTCATTGCCTCCATATAGCGTTCCTCTCCGATATGCTTGTAGGCATTGAACGCAGTTTTGATACAACCGATGCGGTCAAGTCCACGGTTGTGGTCGAAATCGAGCGCCAGTCCGACAGAAAGATTTGCCATGTAGAAAGAGGTTGCTTCGGAGTCCTTGCCGAAAATCTTTGCTCTCATACGAGCACCGGCAGTCAGCGGAGCAGAGACGCCGTTCTGCTGTGCAAAGAGCAGAGCTTCTTCCTGTTCGTCCATGCCGTAGTATACCTTGCACTTGATGGGAACGTCCTTATTGCCGGAGACGAGAATACGAGCACCGATGGTATGCTGTCCGTCAAAGACATAATATTTGCCGTCACGGTAGCTGACCTTGGGTTCGTTGGCGATACGTTCGTCAAACTTACCGGCGATTTCCTTGGCACGAGGAGAAACAAGTTCTCTCTGATAAGTTTCCCTGGGGCTGATGAGCTGAGAGGCGGGGATAAAGATGGTTTTGTAGTTGTACTTATTTGTCTTAGTTGTCATAATGGAATCTCTCCTTTAAGTATTCGATTAAGATAGGCAAGCCCGATCTGTGCGAGCTTATTGACTTTGGGATTATGCTTTTTTGCTAAGAAGTAATCCTTGTTGTGGCTGAGGCATACAGACCAACGGAAGAAAAAGGTGTCCAGAGCATCCTCTAATTCATAGAGCATACTTTCTGGTGTCCCTCGGCAGCCTTCGCTCGGCAGTTCTGCCGCAATTTCCTCTAATGTCAGCAGATGCCTTTCGGGAAGGAGCCTTTTCCTTTCTTCCGGTGGTTTTCGTAATTCTTCAACCAATGCCGGTCGTTCTTCCGGGGTGGCTTTTGTAATAGCGTCCACATCATCTTGTGTGGGTTTGATTTTCCCTGCGAAAATTTCCGAGCGAATACCTGGGTCAATCTCATCAGCAATATCTACCGCTTTTGAAAATGCTCCTGCACGGAGAACGGAGTTCTTGCTTATGCCGTATTCGCCTGCAATTCTATCGCAGGTCTTTTCCGGTGAAATCAAGTTCCCAACTTGGGAACTTGATTTCACTTCGCTGCTTTTTCGGTCTCCGCCGTGCGAAGCCTTCTCGGATTCGTACTGCTTACCAATCAAGTATTTCTTTTGCTGAAAGGTAAGGTTTCTTTGTCCAAGCTGGTTTTTGCAAATCCAGGCAAGAGCTTCATGGCGGTCGTTGAAGTTACGCTCACAGGTGGTAAATTTGAGGCGTGGGTGTTTCTGTGCGATACGGAAACGGTTGTGTCCGTCGATGATTACTTCACCCCACACGATAATGGGGCTGATGATAACGCCGTCAGCTAAAATGTTTTCTTCAAGCTGTACGAACTCATCTTCGGTAAGTGGTGGAATCCGGCTTTCAAATTCCGGGTCTATTCTTAATTGCATAGTGTCCTCCTTATACGCTATGTACAGAAGCGAACCGCCGAAGCAGCTCGCTTCCTTGAATACATTCATTACCGTATTTATCTCATCCCCCGGTAGTGGGACTCACCAGACGGCAGCTTGCGAAGCTGCTCCATAGGAATCTAACCTCCCCGCCTTCTTTGTGGCCGGGCTGCGAATTACAGAAGTATCGTTAGCCCTGTGTCCGTCATCGCCGGTTCGGTAGCAAACCGAATCTCGCAGGTTGCGGTGATGTATCGCTCGCCTCAAAAGAGGGTCGTGGCGCTCACCCTGCCGTAGCTCGTGGTACACAGGAACGTATCTGATGAGTGACTATTCAGTTGTCAAGGAACCGTTGCACGAACGGGTTTTAAGTAACTTCATTCGTTGCAGTGAAGGACTCAGAAATTTGTTCCTTCACCTATCGCCGTTTTGGAGGCGTTTTTACACCCTGTTTTTACGGTTTCGCAGAAATTTTTTTTATTTTTTTCTCAGCGGCGATAATCGCCTTGGATACTTGCTGTTGAGCAACACCCTCAATTTCCGCAATTTCATCCTCTGTTTTTCCTTCGGCGTAATACATCCAGAGCCTACGAAACTGTTTATCCGTGAGCTTGTCCTTGAGCTTTATAACCATATCCGAGGTCATACGGCGTTGCTCTGCTCGCTGATGTCGGCGTTCCATAACGACATCTACCGCAGGAACAGCGAGAGCCGCCTCGGACAGATCATCCATTGAAAGCGTGTGATTGGATTCTCTATGGTCAAGGTTTTCTTCCTCGTGGAAGTTCTCATCAGACCAAGCCTTGAAAGCGAGAAAATCTTCCTCGCTCGGAAAATCTTCACGGGTAACACGAACGGTCTTTCCGTCCGCGGTTGGGTACACAATGGCATCCGGGTCTTTCTTGTTAAGGGCATAAATGCTTATTCTGTTAAATCTGCTGGACATATTGGTTCCTCCGTTTTTTGAATTTTTGATTTTGAGTGAAAGTCAAAAATCCAAGCGGAGGACCACGACAGCGGTGTACTGTACGGCGATAACGGGGATAAAACATAAAAAAACCTTTCCGCTGGCAGAAGCAGCAGAAAGGTAAAAAAAGAGCCGCATGATTGGTGGTCACAGTTCCCGTGCCGATAAAACAGAAATACAGGGGTACTTCTGTCTCATGCGGCTCTTGGGATGACTACACCAATCAGGCGGCTCCACAGCTCAGCTATGATTTATTCAATTTTTGATTCTTTTATTTGGACAAGTGATGACGAAGCCTTCTCATACTGAGAACATTGAAAACGGTTATTCTTCCGCATTTCTTACATTTGGCTTCCACATGACCTCTTGTATCCTCATACACGGTGATTGCGTTATGAAAGCAATATGGGCATTTTATGATTCTTTCTTTTTGAGATGCGATTGCCATTCGTGCCCGGACGATTTTTTGCTGCATCTCCTGTGATGGTTCCTGGATTCGGATATTCTTTTTCATGCCCACACCTCCCAAGGCTTCTTGTATTCCGAGTAGGGCAGGTCTACTAAATATCCTAAGTGGCGCAGGCGGATTAAAAGGGCGGCTTTGGATACCCCGAATGTTTCGCACATCATGTTTACAATCATCTTGTCTCTTTGCAGAAGCCATCCCTCAAAATTCTGAATTGGGTTCATAGAGGCAAAACGCCACATGGCAAGTTCAACTTCCTCTTGCGGCATCAGAATAGCTGCACCGAGAACATTTGCTTGCCACTCATTCCAATCCTCGTTTGACTTCAAGTCCCTCAACGAATATGTACGGCGTTCCGCATAGAGCTTTCTGCAAGCGGCTTTCGTATCCTCAGATTCAAGATGAAACAGGAGCTGGTGCGCACATTCATGGGCTAAGGTAAATCTGCGCTTACCACACAACTTTCTTACATCGCCCGGTGCTATGAAACTGCTGTCCAGCAGAACTTGATTCCTTTTCAATGGAATTGTTCGAGATACGCCGTTTTCCTCTATAGCGTACTCGGTATCTTCATACGCAGTCAGTCCGCACAGGCTTCCATCCGCAGACAATTTTTCAAAAGAGATTTTCAAGCGGAGATATTCGCTGGCAAACTGGTCAATCGGAGTTCCCTGCGGCATTGACCTTGCTTCACTCGCTTTTTCGCCAAAGAAAAACAGATTAAAGTCTTTGATAACTGCTGCGGCAATTTCTTCGATTTTTGCGTGGGATAAAATCATCGGCAAGCCTCCTTTGCTTCTACAAACCATTTATCACCTTCATGAAACAAGTAGGACTCCTTTCCTCTAATCATGACGGTATAACGAATGCCACCACCGCCGACCTTCTTTGAAGCAGCACGGCATTTATACAACACCTGGTCAATCTGAAATATCAGACCGCCCTCCCATCGAATAAACCGAGGATGAAGGCTTCCTTCCTCGTCGATGTCGACATTTACTGAAACATACGCCTTTCGGCAACTAACACTAAGCATAATTGACCTCCGTTCACAAAAAAGTTAAACTTTTACACGAACAATCTTTCGTGTAAATATTGACACACGCAATTTCGCGTGGTATGATAATAGTACGAACAGCATTTCGTGTTCGTGAGTATATTTTAGCACGAACACGCTTTCGTGTCAATAAGCAATAGCGAAAAAGTGTTCGTGTTCATAAAAAATTTAAGAAAGAGGTGCCTTATGCTTTTCAAAGAACGACTGAAAGAAAAAAGACATGAAGCAAATCTAACGCAGGCGGAACTCGCAAAGAAAGCCGGTGTATCTACCCGCACTATCCAAAATTACGAGCTTGGCTCCCGCAAACCATACCAAATTGAAGTTGTTCAGAAAATTGCCGATGCACTTTCCACAACGACAGAGTATCTTTTAGGCAGCAGCGGTATGATGGTTGCCGAGGCACACGAAAAGGGCGGTGCGAAAGCAGCCAGAGATATTGACGAGCTTGTGAGCGAAGTAACCGGTTTGTTTGCCGGCGGTACGCTCAGCGAAGAATCTCTGGAGGGAGCCATGAAAGCACTCAATGATGCGTACTGGATTGCCAAAGAAAAGAACAAAAAATATACGCCCAAAAAACATCGAAAAGAAGCAGATTCAAAGTAAGTCCGTTTTAATGGTCGTTATATTTGATATACTGTTCCACGATTGGAGGTGGAATTATGACCGCTGAATATCTTTCCAAAGTCGGCAGCACTCTTGTAAGACGCTGCGGCACACGAGATCCTTTTAAGATTGCCAAAGAGCTTGGTATTGAGGTCTTGTTTTGCGAGGACTTCGGACCACTAAAAGGAATGTACAGGGTGGTTAAACGAAACCGTTTTATCTTCATCAATCAAGATATGAGTGAACAGATGCAGAGAATTGTCTGTGCCCACGAACTGGGACATGACCAACTGCACCGTTCTCTGGCAAAAAACAATGCCATCCAAGAATTTATGCTTTACGATATGAGGTCAACACCGGAATATGAGGCTAACATAGTTGCATCCGAAATCCTGCTCGATACAGACGAGATATTGGAGTACATATATCACTACGATTACACATCCGAGCAAATTGCAAGGGTCATGGAAACCGATATTAACCTGGTTGCTTTGAAAATTGCCCATCTTGCAGAGACAGGCTATGACCTTCGCAGAATTGAGCATCGAAGTGACTTTTTGAGATAAAACACACCATTGGTGGTGATAATGATTGTGCCCGCAAAAAATCAACGAGCATTAAAGCACGCATCGGCAAGTAACCGATGTGTGCTTTTTTCATGCAATCAACCGACAAATCCCTGTCGGACACACTCAATAATAATTTACAGCAATCTTTCGCATAAAATTGCGAAAACATATTGAATTTCTTGATGTTTTGTGGTATAATAAAAGTTAAGATGTCGAATTGCGTCTTTATGTTCGACGCTATAAATCCGATGAAAATATTGGCAGTGGAAAAGGAGAATAGATATGGCGTTATCTTATAACCGTATGTGGAAATTACTTGTTGACAAAAAAATGAGCAAAGCGGATTTGAGAAAAGCGGCAGAGATTGCTCCTAACACCATGACAAAACTCAGACGAGATGAAGCGGTAAATCTGGCTATCCTCGGACGTATCTGCGATGTGCTCGATTGTGATTTTGGGGATATTATGGAGTATATTAAAGAACCTGCCGAGAATTCTGCGCTGCCTGCTTCACATGAATAAGTTCGTTTTATAGTACCACTTGTTTGGTAAAATGATACTGGCACAGCAGAGCTTTGTGTCGGACGGGAGAGAAAAGATGAAAGCTATATCAATCAAGAATCCCTACGCAACTCAAATCTTGCGTGGGACGAAAACCATCGAATACAGGTCGTGGGACACAAAGCATCGTGGAGAGCTTTTGGTTTGCAGTAGTGCAAATCCGAAGGTTCCCGGTATGCTTTCCGGTTATGCCCTTTGTGTCGTCAATCTTGTCGATACTGCTTATAACGCCATGGAGGACATCTACGAGTGGCACTTGGAGGATGTAAGAAAGATTAAGGCGTTTCCTGTAAAGGGCAAGCTGAACTTTTTTGTTGTTGATGATTCGCTCATCCATTACCCTGGCGAGAAAAAGGAAGAAACTGTCGTCGAAGCTGAAGCTCCTGCAATTCAGCAAGCTCCGGTTCAGACCACTATTCCTCAAATGCCCGGTATGCCCAAGATGATTGACAACATCAATCTGCGTGTCCGTGACGATTTGGAAGAAACCATAACAAAGAAAAGCAAGCTGAGAATTGCTGCAGCCTGTTTCTCTATCTATGCCTATGAGGAACTGAAAAAGAGCCTTTTGGGTATTGAGGACCTTCAATTTATTTTCACTTCTCCCACCTTTACAACTGACAAAGCCGAAAAATCCAAGCGTGAGTTCTATATTCCTCGTATGACTCGTGAGCAAAATCTATACGGAACAGAATTTGAAATCCGACTCCGTAACGAGCTGACCCAGAGAGCGATTGCGAAGGAATGTGCAGATTGGATTAAGCATAAAGCTACATTCAAGTCTAATACAACAAACCAGGTTGTGCCGGGCTTCTTGAATGTTCTTTCCGATACCGACCAATATACATATATGCCGTTCAATGAGTTCACGACCGTTGACCTTGGTTGTGAGCGTGGCAACTACGCCTACAACTTCACACAGAGGCTTTCTTTCCCGATGAGCAAGAGCTACATCGACCTTTTTGAACAGCTCTGGAACGACAAGAAAAACTTCCAGGACGTAACTGACCAAGTGATTGAGAATATCACGGCGGTCTATAACGAGAACTCACCGGAGTTCATTTACTTCATCACGCTCTACAACATCTTCAGCGAGTTCCTCGACGATGTATCTGAGGACACCCTTCCTAACGAAGCGACCGGCTTCAAGGACAGCAAGGTTTGGAGTATGCTGTTTAACTTCCAGCGTGATGCAGTTCTCGCTATCATCAATAAACTTGAAAAATACAACGGCTGTATTCTGGCTGACTCCGTTGGTCTTGGTAAAACCTTTACTGCTCTGGCAGTTATTAAGTATTACGAGTCAAGAAACAAGAGCGTTCTCGTGCTTTGCCCGAAGAAGCTCTCTAACAACTGGAATACCTACCGTGATAACTATATCAACAATCCGCTTGCAGAGGACAGATTGAACTATAAGGTTCTGTATCATACTGACCTTGGACGCACTCATGGTATGTCGAACGGAACAGACCTGTCATGCCTGCGTTGGGATACATACGACCTCGTTGTTATCGACGAGTCTCACAACTTCAGAAATGGTGGTAAGCTCGACAGAGACGACGACGGCAAGGATAATCGTTATGTTACCTTGCTCAAAGAAGTCATCCGCACGGGTGTTCGCACAAAAGTCCTGATGCTCTCTGCTACCCCGGTTAATACCCGCTTCAACGATTTGAAGAATCAGCTCCAGCTTGCTTATGAGGGCGATTCCTCGCAGCTCGACAGCAAGCTGAAAACCACACACACCATTGATGAGATTTTCAGAAACGCACAGAAGGCGTTTAATACTTGGAGCAAATGGGAACCCTGCGACAGAACGACGGATAATCTACTCCGTATGCTTGACTTTGACTTCTTTGAGGTTCTTGATAGTGTAACGATTGCACGTTCCAGAAAGCATATTGAGAAGTATTACGATACTTCCTCTATCGGCAAGTTCCCCGAAAGGCTACCGCCTAAGTCTCATAGCCCCTCTTTGACAGACTTGAAGGATGCTATCAGCTACAACGAGATTTTTGAACAGCTCACGAAGTTGAACCTGGATATTTACCGTCCGTCTCACTACATTCTGCCAAGCCGTATGGAAAAGTATGCGGAACTGTACGGTGACAATAAGGTAAACATTGGCTTCACCCAGGCAAGCCGTGAGCTTGGTATTCGCCGCCTTATGGCTATAAACCTTATGAAACGTATGGAAAGCTCCGTCTATTCCTTTAATCTTACACTCCGCAGGATTAAAGAGCTGATTGACACAACGATTGAGTCTATCGACGATTATGAAAATAGCGTTGGAGCAAAAATCAATCTGACCGATATTTCGGATGTGGACGAATACGACCTTGACGACCAGAACAGCGATGAGTTCAGCACACTCGGCAAAAAGGTACAGATTGACCTTGCCGATATGGACAGACTTTCCTGGCGTGGTGAACTTGCCAAGGACCAAGAGATTTTGGAACTGCTCACGATGATGGTCGATGATATTACACCGGAGCACGACAGCAAGCTGCAGGAGCTTCTTGCTGACCTTACCAACAAAATCAATCATCCTATCAACGAGGGCAACAAGAAGGTAATAATCTTCACCGCTTTCGCTGACACAGCGATGTATCTCTACGATAATGTCGCTCCGTTTATGCTCAAAAAGTTCGGCTTGAATACTGCTGTTGTCACCGGTTCCGTTGAGGGGCGAACAACTGCAAAACTGAAAAAAGCCGATATGAATACGGTTTTGACCTGTTTCTCTCCTCGTTCCAAGGACAGAGATATGTTTAAGGATTTCCCGAAGGAAGATATTGACGTGCTGATTGCAACCGACTGTATCTCCGAAGGTCAGAACCTGCAGGACTGCGATTACCTTATCAACTACGACATCCATTGGAACCCTGTTCGTATTATCCAGCGTTTTGGTCGTGTTGACCGTATCGGAAGTAAGAATAAGGTAATTCAGCTTGTAAATTTCTGGCCCGATATTACTCTTGACGAGTATATCAATCTGAAATCAAAAGTTGAGACGAGAATGAAGATTGTCGATATGACCGCCACCGGCGACGACAACATTCTCTCCGACGAAGAAAAGCATGACCTTGAATACCGCAAAGCACAGCTTCAGCGTTTGCAGGAAGAAGTCGTGGATATTGAGGAAATGTCCTCCGGTATTTCTATTATGGACTTGGGTCTTAACGAGTTCCGTTTAGATCTGCTTGATTACATCAAGCTGGTGCTAGTATATAAGTATGGACACGAAAAGTTGAACAATCTATAATAATCTAAAAGGAGAGTTCAACCAATGGCAAAAAATCAAAAAT